AACTATAGCGAAAGTTATCAAGACATGTTTGTGCTTGCAATGGTCGATGGAAAACGTGAGGGCACATATCTTGAAATAGGAAGTTGTCGTCCGTTTTACGGCAACAACACTGCTTTGTTAGAGACGCAGTATGGCTGGAAGGGCGTAAGTTTGGATTATGAAGAACAGTTTGTTGAATTGTTTAAATCTGAACGTAAAAATCATTGCTACTGTAAAGATGCAACCAGTGTAAACTACGACGCACTGTTGCAAGCAAATGACATGCCTACCGTGATTGATTATCTTCAAGTGGACTGTGAACCACCAGGAGTTACCTTTGACGCACTTCTTAACATACCATTTGAAAAGTACAAGTTCCGTGTAATAACCTACGAGCATGATTACTATGCCGACGATACTAAAAGTTTTAGAGAGAAAAGTCGAAACTATCTTGAATCCCAAGGTTATGTCCTGGTGGTCGATAACGTTAGCCCTGATGATAGCCGTCCATATGAGGATTGGTGGGCACATCCTGATTTAGTAGACGCTGAGATCCTTGCACAAATGATGCAAGTTGACGGACGTACAAAAATGTCAGAAAAGTACATGCTTCAACAAGAAACACTACAAGAGTATAAAAACTTTGACTGGGGACTTATAGCAAAAAATCAATGGTTCCGTGAGATTGTTGAACACGAAGTCTTTAGACAAAAAATTTACACAAAGTTTTTTGATGTTGAAGAACAAGAAGTGGTTGTCGATATTGGTGCAAGTGTAGGGCCATTTCTTGAAACAATCAAAGATAAAAATCCTACTGCATTTGCTATCGAACCTCACCCAGAATTGTTTGAAACCTTAAAGAAAAATACAAAAGACATGATGCGTATCACACATATATGTAAAGCCATTGGGGACAACAACGGCGAAACAACTGTGAACACATTGTTTGATCCAGATGTTATTAACACTGGAGAAAGTGAAGTATATCATACATTGCAAACAGTAAAATGGTCGTCTTTGTTAAAACAGTATCGTATCAAGCAAATAGATTTTCTTAAAATGGATTGCGAAGGCGGCGAGTATGATATCTTCAATGATGACAACATGCAATGGATAAAAGACAACGTTAAGAAAATTGTAGGTGAATGGCATCTTGCTACTCCTGAACAACAAGCAAAGTTCAGACACTTCCGTGACACATATCTTAGATATTTTGACAACTTTGAAGTTTACAGTTTTGACGAAGTAAACATCAAGCATGACCTATGGACAGACTGGTTTATTGATCATTACAACGAGATAACAATTTATATTGATAATCGTGTACCTTCGACACCAGTTGAAATTATCGCACGACAAAGCAATGTTATCTATGCTCCTAAGAAAATTGTGCCTAGTCCTTGGAAAAACAGTATTGCGCCTACTATGGAATTCACAACCTGTGTACCCAAAAAAGGTTGTGTAGTTGATTGTGTTTTCTGTCCTCAACAGACACTACTAAGTGTGTACCAAGGCGAGAAAAACTTAAGCCTTGATAACTTCAAACGCATTGTAGATAAGATACCACAAGAGGTACGCATAACTTTTGCTGGCTTTACTGAGCCATGGCTTAACAAGCAATGCACTGATATGTTATTGTACGCACATGACACAGGACATCCAGTAAGTGCTTTTACCACGGTGGTCGGAATGACCATTGAGGATATTGAACGCATTAAGCATGTTCCGTTTGCAGGAGCACCCAATGGTGGTTTTACTGTACACTTGCCTGATCAAGAGCGCAAAGCCAAGCATCCTATTGCTGGGAAATTTATTGAAACTGTGGAATACATGCACAAGGTACAGCATGAGATACAAAACTTTAGCGTAATGTGTATGGGTACGGTGCATGAAAGTGTTAGTCATCTTTGGCCAACTGCTCCTGTGTATGATATGTGGAGTAGAGCAGGTAATTTGATTGGCGAAGCAGCACTTAAACCAGAAGTAAACAAGTATCAATTTAAGAGCATTGACCATGGCAATCAACCAATGACTTGTGGTTGCGACGAAAGATTATACCATAATGTTTGCTTGCCCAATGGCGATGTTGTTTTGTGTTGTATGGATTACAAACTTGAACATATCACTGGCAACATTCTTGAAAGTTCTTATGAAGATGTTATTCCTGCACCATACAGTTGTTACGAAATGTGTAACAAATGTGAAAATGCTGTTAGTATAACAGATCCATTCATTAAGTCCGAGATGGCCAGTATTGGATTATGATCTATAGTAGAAGCCTAGCAGTCAACGATAACTTGCAACCTAATAAAAGGGCATTTGTTGTTGACAATTTTTACAAAGATCCAATGGCAGTGCGTGAATTTGCACTGTCACAAAACTTTGTTGAAAACGAATACTACATTGGACGTCGTACTGAGACTCAGTTTTTGATACCGGGTATAAAAGAAGCATTTGAAAGCATAATTGGCAGACATATCACCGAGTGGGAATCCCATGGCATGAATGGACGATTTCAATGGAACAAAGCTGGTGATCCACTAGTGTGGCACAGCGACGGACAACGTTGGGCTGGAATGATTTACTTAACACCAAATGCTCCTGAATGGTCAGGCACTAACACCTATGTACATCGAGCCAGTAAAAAACATCATACAAGTTTGGTTGACAATCTTGGTGAAATTTACAATCAAAAAACTTTTCTTGATCCTGCACCTTACGATGAATTAGATAGATTTGGAAATTTATTTAATCGTCTTGTAATTTTTGATGGACAATGTATTCATGCTGCTGGTGGATACTTTGGGTGGGACGCTGAGACCGCTAGGTTATGGCACATGTTCTTTTTTGATGCTGAAGATTAGTAATTGTCTTGTATGATGCTAATTTTTTGCATTACTTCGTCAAACTGTAGTGTGTTCCATAATCCTGGATGCATTGGTTTAGGCCACACACCACTTGCTATCCAACTAAATCCGTGGTGTTCTTCGTTGAGTATAGGAATGAACTCGTCGGTGACCACGCAGAAAAAAGTGTGGTAGCAAAACTTGTTGTCTGGACTTGTAAACTTTTCAATAGGTACAAGTTTTATATGTTCAGGAAAAAAGCCAAGTTCTTCACTGCATTCACGATGTATGGTGTCTATTAAAGTTTCAGAACCTTCTTTTTTACCACCAGGTAGTCCCCAAGTGTTTGGGTTTTTAGAATCGTTGCGCATTAAAAATAAGTATCTGTCAGTTTTGGCACTGTAAAACCAAATACCTACAGCATCGATCACGGAACAAAACTCCATTCGCCGCCTGGATATAAACCTTCGTAGCTCTTAAGCCACTCACCACCTGCCCATCGGTATTGTATGCCTGTGGTTGCATTTGTTACATATTGTACATTACTTAGGTTACTACTGTCAAATACAACATTCCATCTGCCTACAGTAGCATCATATTCCACAATGTCATTTGCTTGTGCAACCAATGGTGTGCCTGGCTGATCACCGTTGTCAGTGCCTCGCCATGCTTCTGCATTTCCATCATCAACACTACCTGTTGCTTCAACAAACAAATAACGTTGCCCTGCCGCGGCTGCTGGTAAGCCAGCACCTGGTCCTTTACGCAACGGGTTAACAATAGCAGTTACAGCCGCTAGTGTGTTGCTGGGAATAGTGTCTTCGTCAACAGTGAACAATAGGAATCTATCGTCATCAGGATGATAAGCAACCGTACCAACTATTTCATTTGTTTCATCATATGGGTTGATCAAGCGTATTTGGCTAATGCCATTTCGCAACTCACCGTACAAATCAATCACTGCATGCCACATCAAATTACTTGGTGGACTTTGCGGTACTTCTACTCCATCTAACCCTGCAACAACAGCCTGTTGCTCCAATGCCTGTAACTGATTACCAATCAGTAGCACTTGATAATTGTAAGGAGTCATTTTTTGGCGTGTACCTAACAGTAAATCGTTATTGAGAATTGCTTCATTGTAGTCGCCTTCGGCATCATACATGCTAGCAATAATCTTTTGAATTACTCCTAGTTTCTTAACTTTTGCCGGACTTGAAATCCAAATTGGCATACTAAATGATAATGTTGCAATATCAATTGGATCTTCTGTGCCTTGTGGAATATTTCTGCTACTCCATGACGTGCGATCTAGATATACAACACTCAGACTGGTCCAATCTAAAAAGTTGTCAGT